ACAAATTACCTGATGGAGAGCATCTAATCGAGGGTAAAATCTATGTCGTAGTTGACGGAGAGGTTACTGAGATACGTGATGCTGAAGTAGTGGAGGCCTCTGAAGAGGTAGCCCTAGAAGATACTGTCGTAGAAGAGACAGTAACAGCAGAAATTCCTGCAGAGGAAGAGACAATGGCGGTTGACCCTGTAGTTGATGCAGAGGCAATCCTTGCTATTGTTAAGCCTGTAATGGATGAGCAAATGAATGCTTTACTTGCTATGATAGCTGACCTTAAGAACCAATTAGAGGAAGTTCTATCTGCTGAGGTAGAGGATGAGGTGGTGAGTGAGGCTGTGGCCATGAGTGCACAGCAACGTTTTTCTAGTGTAAACAAATTTATAAACAAATAAAACCATGCGTAAATTAAAATTCGACTTACAAATCGACCCAACTGCTTTATTAGCAGCAAACCCTGAAGCATTCTATTCTCAAGCTTACTTGAGCGAAGACACTGCTGACAACTACAGAACTCTTCCTGGAGTTAAGTACAAAACTAAATTAGCAACTGTTACTTTCGGTAACATCTTACAACCATCTAGCTGTTCTTTCTCAGCTCCTAATGATGATTTAGATGCGAAAGAGATTGACGTTTGTGCATTGTCTGCAATGGCTCAAATTTGTCAGTTTGACCTTGAGCAATCTTTCTTATCTCTTCAAATGAGCAAAGGATCTAACGGAGATTTCTCTGTTGCATCTTTCATGAGCTTCTATTGGGGTGAGATGGCTAACAAAATCAACGGAGACATCGAGTTAATCAGATGGCAAGGTGATACAACTTCATTAAACCCTACACTTGCTTTGTGTGATGGTTATGAAAAAGTATTAGGTCTTGATGTGAACGTTATCAATCCTGCTACTGCTCCTGCAATCGCTAACTTTGCTGCATTAGAGCTTGCTTTATCTGCTGCTTTATCTGCACTTCCTGCTACTATTGCTACTCGTACATCTGACTTGCGTATCTTTATGCCTACTCAGTTAGTTAATATGTACCGATTAGGAGTAGCTTCAGGTAACACTCAAGCATACATTACTCAAGATTTATCTTTGACTTACTTAGGTATCAAAATAGTTATCTGCCCGGGAATGAGCAATAACAAATTTGTTATCACTTTGAAAGACAACCTTATCTACGCATTCGATGCTGAGGGTGATAGCTCTGATTTGCGTGCAGTTAACTTAGCTGATACTGTAGCTGAGCCTTACATCAGAACTCGTGCTAACATGAAAGTTGGTTTCAACTTCGTGAACCCATCTGATATCTATTTCTACAATTAATAAATAACCATGAGCCCTCTACCAAGGGGGCTCTTTAATACTTTAACACAATGGCTTGTCAAGCATTAGAAGCAATCGTAAAAGGTTGCGAAAATAATAGTGGTGGTATTTATGGTATTTGGATTAACCAACAAGATGAGATTTTGTCTATCACTCCTGCAGACCCATCAGCGGGTGCGGGTTGGACAATAACAGCAATCACTCTTCAGGCTCCTCCTGTACTATTTGAAAACTACTATGTTCGTCGCAACACATCTAACTATACAGAGGACTCAACCATTGACCTAGTAAATGGTAGCTCTTTTGTGACTCAAACAATCAACTTAGTATTTCATAGACGTGAGGCTGCCAAGTCTCGTGCTATCAAAATTCTAGGTGCAGGACAACAGTACTTAGTAGCTATCGTACTTGATGCTAACGGTAAGTATTGGTACTTCCCATACTTACAGGTATCTGCAACTGCTGAGGGCTCAGGAACAGCTCGTGCGGATGGCTCTAAATATGCAGTTACTTTGGTAGCTGAAAATGAGTACCTAGCATATGAGGTAGATCCTGCTATCGTATCAGCATTACTTGCTCCTTAAAATCCTGCCTCTCTATATTAGAGCCCTGCCACATGGTGGGGCTTTTTTTATGAACATTTGACAAACCTAAATTAATATAGGTGTGATATACTTAGATCAAGGTGTTATTAATCAGTTTGTATTGACTCTATCAGAGGTCACTACGGTTAGTACACCACATTATTTGTTTGTATTCACCAATGAAATGAATACCACAAGCACACCACAGCTCTTTACATCTGCTGATACGAGTGCTTACCCTGAAAGATACAACCTGTTTACTCTAGATGAGCCTACAGATATTGCACTCTTGAAAGGTCAGTACGTTTACCAGGTATATGAGAGCTCAACTGCATTTGTTTTGCCCCTTACAATAGCACAAACTACAGGAGTAGTTATTGAAGAGGGTAGAATGGTAGTAAGTGGTCCTGCAGGTACATCAATATATGACTAACTATGGCTTGGTACGAAAGACTATTTAACAGCAAACCAAAAGGCCCCGAAATGGTGGAGGGCTATCAATCATTTAGCACCCCATTCCTACCGGTAGGGAGAGGCAACTTGACACTCCCATACATCAATGGCAGATACGTTCAGGAGTCATGGGTTAGATTTGGTGAGGGCAACCTTTATCCTGAAATGCTAAACCAAATGTACTACAGCTCGCCATTACATGGTGCAATTGTGGACTTTAAGACAAATGCTGTGATTGGTGGAGGGTTTAACCTTACCACTGACAAGCTAACACCACAGGAGAAGCTAGAGATGTTTAGCTTTGAAAAGAAAGCGAACCTTAAGCACACCGTTAAGGCAGTAACTAAGCAGTTAATCATCCACAATCGTGTGTACTTCAAGCTATATTTTGGTGAAAAAAAGAAACTTATCAAGATTGAGAATGTAAGTCCTGAGAAAGTAAGGGTATCACCATGTAAAAGATACTACTATTTATCAGATGATTGGTCGACCAGGATAGATACTGAGGTAATTAAGCCTTATCATATCACCTGTACGGATGAAATTCAGCTATATTGTTATGAGGTCAAGTCAGTTGGTCAGGACTACTATCCAATACCAACATATAGTTCCTGTCTAAATTTTGCGTTTCTCTCGGGCGAACTGTCGTACTTCGCAAAAAGTAACATTCAAAATAGTGTGTTCCCATCCTTTGCTATGATGTTCCCTAAACGACCACAGTCTGAGGAGGAAAAACACATGATCAAGGAAACCATTGACAGGTTGAAAGGTGCAGCCAATGCAGGTAAAGCTGTGGCATTCTTTGCTAACAGTGCGGACCAACTTCCAAAGATTGAAAGCCTACCTACCAACGGCAATGACAAGCTATTTCATGAGGCTTCTGCATTGAACACTGAGCAGATTTGTTTCTCACATACCATTGACCCTATCTTGATGGGGGTACGTACCACAGGTAGCCTAGGCAGTGGCTCTGATATCAAGCAGGCCTATGTGATATTTGAGAAAAATGTAGTGATGGAACTACGTCAACAAGTAGTGACTATCTTCCAAGAGATACTGACTATTGCACGCATCCCTGCTGAGTTTACTATCAATAACTTTCAAATCATTGGTGATGCTATTGTTGAGGTAGATGAAGAAACAGCAAAAGTTAAGGATGCATTAAACAACTTGAGTGATGCACTACTTGGTAAAGTACTTGAGAAAATGACTACCAATGAGATACGGGCTCTAGCCTCACTACCTCCAATTGATGAACCTACAAACCCTGCTCAGTAATGTTATATTTTATCACTGAAACCTACCTAAAAACTAACACACCCATCACAGCCAATGTGGATGTGACTGATGTTACCCCATACATTGCTACACAATCAGCACTAAGGATACAACCTATCCTGGGCACCACGTTCTACAATCACATGTTGACAGCTTACAACAATCAAACTCTTACACCAGATGAAATAGATCTAGTTGAGTTCATTCAGCCGGTCATTGCTTGGAGATCTGCAGAGGATGCAGTGTTTGGGTTGACATATCAGTTAAAAAACAAGGGATTGCAAACTCAAAACGGAGATTATTCTGCAAGCGTATCCCGTTCAGAGGTAGCCTTTGGCATGGAGCACTATGCACAGAAAGCTTCATTCTTTGAGCAACGTCTTATTAGATGGCTCCTAGCTAACCGCAACCTGTTCCCTATCTTTATCAGTACCACTAACATGGACACTGACCTTAGACCAATGTTCAACCATTGCTCTTGCATCAATCAATATCAAACTACCTGCACAGGGATGTGTGGTAACTTCCTTGAGAACGGATACAATAACAGCATCCTAATCTTGTAATGAAGTCACAGCTCACCATACTACTAGCTACTATGCAGGCCAATTGGTTTAAGTTGTTAGCTGTTATCAGTACGTTTCTCATGCCAATCTCAGGGCTATTGTTCCTAGTTGGGTTTGTCATTCTATTGGATACCATTACAGGAGTATGGAAGAGCATCAAACACAAGGTGCCAATCACAAGCAGGGGCTTATCTGCTATAATTAGCAAGATGTTGCTGTATGAAGTTACTGTGATAATGTTCTACATGATAGACCAATTCATACTAAATAAAATAATCCTGCAGTTTTTTTCAGTGGAGCTCATGCTTACTAAGGTGCTATCTCTTATCCTGGTATCAATCGAGGTAATGAGCATAAATGAAAATTACAAAGCAGTGAAAGGATTGGACTTGTGGCAGGCAATGAAGAACTTGTTTGCTAGAGCTAAGGATATTAAAAAAGAGGTCGATGAAATTAGACACAACCAAGATATTACAGGAACGCCTATCTAATGCACAGTACTTCCATGAGGAGGCTCCTAAGACACAAATTTATCTACACCACACCGCAGGCAATGGTAACCCTGTAGCTGTATCACGTTGGTGGAATAGTAACGGAGATAGGATAGCTACCGCATTTGTGGTAGGTGAGAAAGGTACAATTGTTCAGTGCTTTTCATCTAAGCATTGGGCCTATCACCTAGGCATAGATAGTCAAGACTTTTCTGCTCATGGCCTCAAGTATCAAAACCTAAACAAGCTATCTGTTGGTATTGAGATATGCAATTGGGGTCCATTGAAGCTCAAGGATGGCAAGTACTATAATTATGTCAAAGGTGTAGTGGACCCATCAATGGTAACCACATTAGATACACCCTACAAGGGTAACAAGTATTGGTACAAATATACGGATGAGCAGATAGAAAGCACTCGCCAATTGGTGGAGTACCTGTGTGATACCTATGATATTCCCAAGGCATACCGGGCTGAGATATTTGCCATTGATAAAGAGGCATTCAAAGGTACTGCAGGGATCTACACGCATAACAGTGTACGTAAAGATAAGGCAGATATTTACCCATGCCCTAGAATGATTAAGATGTTACAAAGCCTATGAGATATTTGATACCTATACTCATCCTGTTATCCTGCTCCGCTCCTAAGCGTGCTCAATGGCACTACAAGAAAGCACTTAAGAATGGATTGCAAGTAGTCCAGGATAGTGA